AGAAAACCTAGCCGCAGAGTTACTGCCAGAAACTGAAAGTTTATGACTAGGCGAACTCGTCCCGATGCCGACGTTACCCACTGAATCGATTCGCATGCGTTCCTGCCCACCTACGTGGAAATAAAACGGATTACCAACATTGTTATTTTTAATACCGTAGTAGCCGTAAGATGTGCTATTAGTTCCATCGTAAGCTGCTGTAAACTGGTAGTCTTGTGCAGACAATGCCGTGACGCTGCCCGTGACACTCAGATTGCCACTGGGAATGCTGACATTACCAGTTGCATTGTCTACAGAAAACCTACTAGTACCTAATAATGTTTTAGAAACAAAACCAACATCTGACTCTATAGATAATACATTTGTTGCATGATTATCAACCAAGCGTATACCTTCGCCCGAAGATGATTGAATCAACAAATTATCAAAAGTATCATCGCCGATTGTGTGACCGTCTCCAACAACAAGCCCACCTGTACCGCTAAGCGTTAAAGACTCCGCCGAAGCATCCCATACCAACTTAGCAGTCGTGGCCGCCGTGTTGTAGAAGTTGACGTCTCCATTTTCAAAAACTTTGAATCTCGTTTTTAGTGCCCCTGTACTATCGGCATTTTCAATATAAAAGTCAGAACCAAAGTTTGCACCTACTCTATTAGCAACTAAACTGACAGAACAGCCTGCTTGATTGTTTTGAAGGCTGATTGATGCTTCTGTACCTCCTGCGTTTGTAGTGTTCTTAAATGTGCCAAGGTTGACGCGGCCAGCACTTGCCCCGTTTACTTCTAGAGCTGAAGCTGGCGAAGTCGTCCCGATGCCGACGTTATTGCCTACAACACTAAGAACATTATTACCTGCTCCAGAGCCAGTTTTCAGGTTGATTGTTTCCCCATCACCATGTCCCCAGATGTTCAAATGTCCGCTAGAATCTAATTCTATAACGCCAAGTTCTGAGCCATTGTTTAAACGAATGTGTTGATCAGTTGTGGTTATGTTTAGTGCCGCTGAAGCGTGTGCGGCGACACCCAATCCTAATCTTGTTATTTCGCCAGTGTCCGCCGTGACGGAGCCAGTCACGTCGATGCCTGTGGAGGTGGTGGCTAGTTTTGCGTTATTGGCATAGCTTAATGAGACAGGCCCACCGTTTTGCCCATACAAAAATGTCTGTGACCCGTCATTGTTTGCAAGCACAAGGTCATTGGCATAAATCCGCAAGTTTCCTGTACCTTGTTCGCTAATATAGCTATGGCTGGCATCATGATAAATCTGTAGGTCACTGTCAGCACCGAAGATGGCTTTACCATTGTCACCAAAGGTAACATTGCCACTGGGGTTAGTCCCTAGCTCAATAATGGCTGCGGAACTGTCTTCCGTGTAAAGTCTCTTGTTTGTTAAGTCTACGGCAAGCTCTCCAGCTACCAAATCGGAGGCTGCGGGAGCACCTGAGCCGCTTTTAGTTACAATTGTTGTAGCCATTATTTAATTCCCTTGTTAGTAAGTGCCGCCTGAGAGCGTACCAGTTGTCATATTGTCTGCGTTTAAGTTTGATAGAGTAGCTACCGCCGCTGCCGCCGAAGCCGCTGCTGCCGTTGCGCTTCCTGCCGCCGCCGTTGCGCTTGTAGCTGAGTTTGTTGCGCTTGTAGCCGCCGCTGTTGCACTGTTAGATGCGTTGGTTGCGGAGGTTGCAGCGTTGGTAGCGGACGTAGCAGAAGCTGTAGCAGAGTTACCAGCATTTGTTTCAGACGTTGCGGCATTAGTAGCCGAAGTGCTGGCTTCGCTGGCCTTAGTGGTTGCTGTGGTTGCACTTCCTGCTGCTGCTGTTGCGCTGGTTGCTGCTTCGCCTGCTTTAGTTGTAGCTGTAGTGGCGCTACCCGCTGAACTGGTGGCACTGGACGCTGCGTTGGTTTCCGAAGTAGACGCATTAGTAGCACTCGTCGCTGCGTTAGTAGCACTGGTGGATGCTTCCCCCGCCTTAGTGCTCGCTGTGGAGGCGCTGGTGGAAGCGTTACTTTCACTTGTCCCAGCGTTAGTGGCGCTGGTTGCTGCATTAGTTGCGCTAGTCCCCGCTGCTGTAGCACTGCCAGACGCACCTGAGGCGCTTGTGGCGGCTTCTGAGGCCTTAGTAGTAGCTGTAGTAGCACTCGTCGCTGCGTTCGTCTCTGAAGTCCCTGAGGCGGTTGCAGAGGTTGCTGAATTAGTCGCGCTTGTCGCTGCGTTGGTTGCGCTTGTTGCGGCAGCGGTTGCGCTATTGCCGGAGTTAGTTGCACCTGTGGATGCAGTCGTTGCGCTGGTCGCTGCTGCGGCAGCACTGTTAGCCGCTGCGGTAGCGTCTGCATCTACAGCAGTTTCACTGTTAGCTGCGTTAGTTGCACTTGTGGCCGCTGCGGTTGCAGAGGCTTCTGCTTCATTTGCTTTTGTAGTAGCAGTTTGAGCATATAGTGCTATTTGACTGGCGTAGGCGTCTGTACTACTGTCCCCAGACCCTCCGTCCCCTCTAAATATCGCCATATTCGCTCTCCACTGTTACTAGAAAAATAAACAAATAAAAAGTGAGGTACTTGCCCTAAGGCTTTCCCTCACACATATTTTTATAGATTAAGCGGCTACAGCCAATACAAAACCTGATTCTGGACGTAACGTCTTAACACCGTAGAGCGTGTCTGCGGTATAAAGCGTACCCAAGAACTCTTGCTTGTACTGAGTCTGTGATCGGATGCCCTGCTGTTCAGCCATAACCATCGTATCCTTGTGGATAAGGAAGGCAGCTTTAACAGTGGTGCTGTGAGTCAAAGGACAGTTACTAGTTACGAATACGTCAACGCCGTACAAGTTACCAATCTTACCGTTCTGAACGCCACGACCGTCAACAAAGTCTGAAGACACATATCGTTCAACACCCATGATTGCATTACGCAATGAAGGAGGAACAACAAATGAACGATTGTCCATAGGTACGTCTGCATCATCCATCTTCTGAATCAAAGCTCGGAAAGCATTGTCATTGAAAGCGGCAGTAGTACCAGCACCAGCATAGGCAGCAAGCCCCGTGGTTGTTGGGATAAACGTAGCACTGTTAGTCCAATCAGAACCGTCACCGTCACCGAAAGACTTACCCAAAGAGAAGAGGTCATTGTCCACTTGCTTGGCAAGGGCGTAACCTGCGTCACCTGTGTAGAACTGTCGGAGAGAAGACAAAGCTTGTGCTTCTACAATGTCTTCAATCATACGAGAGTATTCAAAATGTTTGTCAATAATGACTTGCACTTCACTCTCAGTGTCTGCCTGAATCGTTACAGCAGTCTTTGGTGCTTTAGCAGTAGCGACGCCACGGGTAGGCTTAGGAATGTGAATAGTGTCCCCTTTTTTACCAGACATTGACATCTTTTTAACAAGATTAGCAAGGACAAGGTTAGCTTGATAAGCAGCAACGATTTCGTCACTCCAAATCTCGGGGATAAAAGTACCAGCGCGGGCTTTGTCTACCGCTCCTGCTTGATCGGGATATACTGAAGTAGTCATTTTAAGATTTCCTTAATAGATTAGTTTCGTACCCTCCCCTCTTGGTAAGCCTTCATAATCTCATCGGACAATGATTGATACCGCTCAGGGTCTGTACGCATAAGTTTAATAATGTCTGCTCTTCGGTAAATCTTTCTCGTTTTCGTTTCAGAACTACCAGTGGCTGAGCCAGTTGATGCGTTCTTCACAGCCTGCTTACGACCTTGCTTTTCAGCGTTAGCTGTTTGCTGTACGACTTGCTTACGCTCTTTCCAAAGAGTAAACAGTTCGTGTGCAGCTTCGTAATCGTATTGCTTGTCTGCTTGTACGTACAGTTGAGTTCGTATCTTTGAACCTTTAATCCATTCCGCAAACTTAGCATCCGTTAGGATGTTTTGCATGTCGGGATGATCTTGTTGAAGTTGAGACAGGGCAGTGGTCTTTTGGTACTGCTTACTGATGTTCTCAGCTTCTCTGATCTTCGGATGGTTATCAATGGCTCGTTTAACGGCCTCTTCTGGATCTGAGAAAAAATCCACCTCATCAACAGTTTCTTGTTGCTGTGGTGCTTGTTGGTTTGAGAGTTGTGTCTGAATGTAACTGTCAACAACCTGTCTTAGTTCACCTACTTCAGAGCTTTGACGGCCCAAGAGCTTTTCAGCCTCTTGGTGCATCCGTACTAGATCTTCCGCTGATTTACCTTTGTACTTGTCTGGTACTTCTGACTGAGTTTCCTGCTCTACAGGGTCGTTGTCATAATTACCATCTTGTTCAGTTTGTTGCTGTTCTTCTTCAAGACGCTCATCTAAGAGTGTAGCCATTATTAAATCTCCGTACTAACGTATTATGGAGTGACATGGTTTGTATAAGAAAGGTCTACTCCGAGTTTGCCTTTCTTTCTAGTCTTATCTTCTGTTCGCGCTGTTTAGCCCACTTCATAGTCGCACCTACAAAGTCCCCACTAATGGGGTCAAGTGAGCAGCGGACAGGAGATATAATTCTAGTTGCAATCTTGTTACATAAACCACAGGTGTGTTCTGTCTCGTCGGAGGCTACTAGGGCCTCCGTAACGTGATTATCAGGGCATCTGAAATCAAAGATAAGACGCATTAAGCGGCTTCTTCTTGATCGTTGTCCTGTGGGTTATTGCGTTCTTCAACAACGCTTTCTAGCTGTGCTTCAAGGTTAAGAATATTACCCATGATTGCAAGCTGACCTTTACGAAAGAATAAGTCTGTTAAGTCTTTAGTAACCTCAACGGAGTTGACGTTCGGGACGCTTCCTCTGAGATCATTTAAGAAGTATTCCCAGCCTTCACTACGGAACATTTCTTGCATACTTCTAGTATAGTCTTCAAATTCTTGATCGTTCACTGTTTCTCCTTTAAAGGACAGATTAAAGTTATGTACTTAATGTACAAGTATATTATACCATATTTTAGACAAAAAGTCAAGTATTATTTTAGTAACCTTTTTTCATGGGTTTCTTTTTAGGCTTGGCTTTACCCGCTGCTTTCTTAGCCGCAGCTTTTCCTTCCTTTGTGTAGGGATACTTTTTCCCTTTGACCATTGGCATTACTTTTTCCCCTTTTTAGTTGTCTTAGCTGCTTGTTTAAAAGCTTTGGAAGTAGGAGCACCTTTAGCGCCCTTCTTTCTCATCTTCTCTTTACTGCCAGCAGCAATACGTTTGCGTTTAGCATGGATGTTATCGTAAAGGCCAGCCACTACCATTTCTCCTTGTTGGCCCAATAGGCCGCTGACATCTTACCCTTTGCAATGTTCTTTGCATGACGAGCCTTAAATGACTTGCGTCGGGCTTTCTCTTTATCAGATGCAGGGGCTTTACCCGCACCACTCACACCTTGCTGCCCAAACCTGATTGTCTTTGTTGTGTCACCTTCTTTGGCAACGACTACGTGTGACTTAGTAGGGTGATTAGGCGTTCTCTTTGGCTTGTTGTAGCCGCTTACTCCCGCCTTTTCCAGTTTTGAGTCTTTCTTCTTCGGCACTTTCTAAAACCTCCAGTCTTTCAAAAAGTAAAGCAAAGTTACGATTAACTTGTGCTACGACTTCTTCTAGTTCTTTATTACTGACCATTAGGCCCTCTCGGTTGCATTGGAATAGTGTTGTTAGGTTTAGCTTTTTTCATAGCCTTCTCTTTTAACAGCATGTCAGCTACTTTAAGTCTACGTTCAAACTCTTTGTCATCCTCAGTGCCAGCCTTCAGGTTAGTCGTTACAGCTTTCATGCGATCAATCTCAAGTTCCGCAGGCATAAGCTGAGTTTCCACAGAAAGCTTCTGTGCCCTTGCCTGAGACTCCTGAGCTTGCCCTGCAAGGGCTGCTGTCTGAGACTGTTGGAACTCCATCTGAGCCTGCTGCGTGGCTTGTTGGGCCTGCTGCTGCTCTGGAGTGGGCTGTCCTGCTTGCTCTAGGCGTTGCATCAGCTCTTCACGGTTGGAAAGGTTCATATTATCAATGATTGCACTAATCAAGGATGTGTACAAAGGAGAGTCTGCCTTCATGGTTTGAAGCAACTGTACAAGCTGTGTTACTTCGTACTCACGCGCCATAATGCCCAAAGTGGACGTAGCGTTGAATTTATAGTCGGAAACAGGATAGTGCTCTGGGTCAAACTGCATGTATCGGTATGCAGCTTTGGATACAAAGGGGATTAGGAAGGACTCTTGGAAGTTAATTAGTGTACGCTTATGGCGCTTAATAATAGCACCGAGAGACATACTAATACCAGCAGCCGTTGCTTCACCGTTAATACTCCCTGAGATACCCGCAGAGTCTATCGCTCCTGTGGCTGTTTGTACCATCTTCTGTAATGCGTCAGCCTGTGCAAAAGTAATCTGACTGACCTGACCAAAGTTAAAGGGCTTTAGGATCTCGTCTGGATTACCGTTGGTCAGGATAAGCTTACCCGCACGTACCTCAGGCTTAGAGCCTCTGGGGATACGTGTAGCGTCCATAGCCATCATAGGATGGACTGTAAGGGCCAGAGCGTCAATACGTGCTCTGATCTCTGCGTCCAGTGCCTTCTGACTGTTGTAGCCCTTCTCACAGACTCCACGACCCCAGAAGCGAGACGGTACAACGTCCCATGGGAATGCTACGATTGGTCTGTCCTGCATCATGTAGGGGTTTTCTTCAGCCTTGAGGAGAATACCACCATTGGCAATAACTACGATGGCCTCTACGTAGTACTCTTCTGAATCAAGCTCTAACTCACCTTCCATCTCAATGACTTCTTCTTCAACGTCATCATCATCGTCATCACTCTTAGATAACTGAGCCTGTGCGTCAGCTAACAAGTAAGCAGGTACTAACCCGTAGTACTTAGTAAGACGTACTTTGTCGTCTGCGTAGGTGGTGAGGTCTTGGTCAGGCTCAATGTCAAAGTCAGGCGTTGCAGAGCCTATGTAACACTTCTTGTAAACGCCAGATTCCTGTAGCTGCTCAACGATGTGCGAAGAGACAAACTCATCCACAGCAACGCCTAAAGCGTCCTCCACGGAGGTTGCTACAGGGTCAATAAGGAAGTTCTGAGGCATTACGGGGCGTAGGCGACAGACAGTCCTGTCAACAATATTAACACCCACAGCGGTTAAGTCCCCTCCCATAATGGGCTGGGTGGCTGGCATCATTTCTTTTTCATCTGAAAGAACAACTTCCGCAATCCCTGTACCAAATACAGCGGCATTGATAAGACACTCCGCAACAGCTTTTCTAACCTTAGTCTTCTCAAAGTCCTTATGCAGATTATTACGAAGAAAAACAATGTCAGCTTTGTCAGGATCGTTAGCATCATCAGTGATGTCAAAGAACTTTCCTCTTCCAAAGGTTGCTTCTTCAATTTCCGCAACGGAACTCTCCACGGCTTGTTGTAGGGCTGGGCTGATGATACGAGAGCGTTCTGACTCTCTGGTTACGTCTTCCTGCGCCCAGATGCCACGCCAAAGGCGATAATATTCATCAAACTTCTGTGCATAGTTAGCTTCAAAGTGATCCCGCCATGAGTCACATTTATTAATGACCCAATCCTCCAAAGCCTCATCAATCATCAACGGCTTGTTTTCTTCGTTGTAATCTTCCATATATTTAATATCCTGCTACGGAGTCTAGGGTTTCAAAATCATCGTATTGCTCAAAGTCACCTGCGTAAGCAACTTTGGCTAATTGATCCACGTAAGCTAAGGCGTCCACTAAGTCATCGTGAGTTAGCGGGTCGGGGAACTGAAAGAGTTCGTCCAAGAAACGACTATTCCACTCTCCCTTGCTTAACTGTATAATATTATTCTCAAAGCGACCCTGTAAGGCCCACATGATACGGTCAGTCTTCTTCTGGTTGCCGTGAGTTAGTTCCTCAACCCTAAAGAAGAAGCCGTTACGCTTCATCATGTCCGTTAGGGGAGACATAACTGCTTGCTTTGCTATACCCCTCTCAATACCCACTGAGATTGGCTTGTAGTCCCTGACGGCTTGGAAGATCTTCTGCGCTGTATCGTCCAAAGTCCATCTACCATAGATAATGTTCTCTACGTACCAACCGTCTTCATTCACAAAGACAACCGCTATGGCTGTATTATCAAGACGAGTGTTTTTAGACTTCTTCTTAGATACGTCCTGAAACCCCGCCAAATCCACTGAGATGTAACAATCGTAGTACTCTGGCTTTTTATCAGCAAAAGTAACCCAGTCCTCTTTGAACATCTCTGAGCCTTTGGCTTCAAAGGATGCCATAAACTCCTGCCTAAAAGAATAGCTAGACATTGACTTTTTAGCTGTGTCTATTTCCTCTGGGTCTAGTAGTGGGTTGTCATAGCTGGTAAAGTGCCATGCTTTGTACGTATTGTCATCACTTAGTTCTGCGTACTTATACAGGTCATAGAAGTGGTTACGCCCCATAGGGGTTCCAATGAACAGTGCATGACCCTTTTGGTCAGCTAGGGCTGGTCTTAGGATCTGTTCCCATACGTCAGGCTTAATGTCTGCGTACTCGTCCAAGACTAAGTACCTTAAAGACACACCACGCATAGTTTCAGGTCTGTCCCCACCCTTTAGGGAGATTGTAGCACCGTTTACTAATTTTATTTGTAAATTGTTAATGTGACTGGACGCTATGACGGGTTGCCCTAAGTCCATTAGGGTTTCCCACATAATGTCCCTAGCCTGACCCTGCGTAGGGGCGACATAAAAGACAGTACCTCTGTCAGTCTGTAAAGCATTAACAATCAATAACCATGCTGCAAGTCTGGACTTACCAGTACGTCTACCCGCAGCTACTATCTTGAACCGTGTGGGGTCTTCCCAGACTTGTTGTTGCCATGGTAGCAGCGATATGTTTAGTTGTTGATCGGACATTACTTAGTAAGACCAAACCACAGGGACACCCCTTCTGTCATCAACGTGAATAAA